TCATCATACTTGATGTCGATCTCGGCACCGTTCGGGAAATTCGCCTGAGCGCCGTTGCCAAAGTCGCCAACAATAGCCCAAGTGGAGCCAGTGGTGCCAGTGGTGGCGTAGGTGGGCAGGCTGTTGTCAAAGTACACCCGGCGACCCTCAAAGGGATCGACATTGAACTTGTTGGCGTACTGCGCCGCCTTAAACTGAGCCCAGCTTCCCTTGTTCATGACGATGACCGGGTCGGTCGCCTCATCGGACAGGGCGCTGATCGCCTCGGCGATGACACCGACAGTGGGCGTGCCCTTGACGATGCCCACGGATACGGCGGTGGAGGTGGCGGAGGCGGTCAGGGCGATGATCTTGCCCAGCAGCTCCTCCTGCGCCTTTTTGGCGATGCGGTAGGTCAGCTCGTCATAGAGGTAGTCGAGCAGCTCCTCGCTGTTGTCGATCGCCTCATCGCTGACGGTGATCCACTTCTTGATGCTTTCGGGAGTCAGGGACACGATGCCCATCGTCAGGGTCTCCTCGGCGGGAGCGGCGCTGCCCTCGGTGTGCACGACAGCCCCGGTGGCGGAGAGCTCGAAACCGACCTTGACATTGCCCTTGATGTAGGTCTTGCGCACAAGGTTCATCAGCTCGGAGCGCTCCCAAGCGGTGCGCACACGACCCTCGACACGCTCAGGCACAGGCACCTGACCGCCAGTGGCGTTGGTGGAGAGGAGCGCCCGGCACTCATCGTCCCGCCCGGTCTTGAGATACTTCACAAAAGCATCGCAGTATTCATGGCTGTTGCGGATTTCCTTGAGATCCATCTTGTTGTTTTCCTCACTTTCAAAAGTCTTGCGGGTTTCGCCATCGCCAGCGGCGACAGCATCCCTGATTTCATTGCGCTGCGCCTCGGCGGCTTTGCGCTTCTCCAGCTCCGCCTTGATGTCTCTCGTTTCCTGCTCCAGGGCATCGAGATCGGCATCGTCAGCGTTGATCTCCTCGCCGATAGCGGCGAGTCGGGTCTCCAGAGCGGAGACCTCCATCTCGGCGAAATTCATCGATTTACCTCCAGCATGATTCTTATCTTCTGCCTCTGCCGCTCCCGGCGCTCCCGCTCAGCTTCCCGCTTGCGGATCTCCTCCGCAACCTCGGCGATCACTCCCTCGCCGTAGGTTCGAGCGCTGATGCTTGTCGCATCGTTCGCAGGCAGTGATACAGCGGACACATCATAGACCTTGCTAATCTTGGTGATTGTCCGCATGATCACGATTTCCCCGGTGTCATAATTCTCCGTTTCCTCACGCTTATCCTCGGCGACCCGGAAACCGAACGACATCTTATCGGTATATCCGCCCTTGATCTCGTCATACACTTGGCGACCCAGCTCTGTGCCGCCGAGGTCTGCCCGGATGCGGAGCCCGACATCATCGGTGCGGAGGGTCAGCGTGCCGTTGCCTGTCCGGGCGAATACCCTGCCCTCATGGTTGTACTGCATGATCACATCCGCCATGTCAGCCTCGTCAAAGGCGTGCGGGTCGATCTGCTCCATTACCCGGTAATTGCCATACTTCCAGAGCTCATACGGCTGATTGAATGTCGAGGCATACCCCTCGACCACTTTCTCGCCGTCATCATCTGCCCGGAGCTCGATGCCGCTCAGGTCGATCTGTCGATACTGCCGCCCCTCGTTGAGCTTGTCCTCGATTGTCTTATTCGCCATTTTCTGTCACCTCTGTCTCGTTTTCGGTCGCCTCATCATTGGCGTTGTAATACTCTCCACGCACAGGGAGCTGAGAGCCGAGCGGCTCAGGCAGCGGTGCGAGGTTCCAGATCTCCCTGATCTCATTGCGTGTCATGAGCCCCCGGTCAGCCATCTGGGCGCTGACCGCCAGCTTGTCGGCGTTTGTCATAAACTGCAGGCGGTTTGCCGTAAACATGACTCGATTCCCGGCGAGCTGCTCCTTGTAGGTGTAGAGCATCCGGGTGAGCACCTCGCTGTACTGGATGGCGATGCTTTCGATTGTGCCCTCGTAAAATGCGGCATAGGCATCGCCGTAGGCTTTTCCGGTGAGCACATCCTCGTTGACCCCGAAATACTCAAAGACACCGTCCTTGATCGCCTGCATTTGGTCTTTGTCAATGACCCACGGCTTGACCTCGACCTGACGGATGTCCTTGTAAGTGTTCGGGAAAAGCAGGAGCCCGGATGCCTGCGCATCCCGGGAGAAATTCTCCTCCGTAAAGCGCTTTCGCTCCGCCGCCACATCGCTGCTCTTGGCATAATTTCCCAGTTGCGCCATGAAGCGATAGGAGGCGGCGCTCTTGACACCCTCCTCAATGCCCTGATTCTGGATGTGTATCAGGTCGAGGGTCGGGCACAGCGCCCGGTTGCTTTCACCGAAAAAGTCGTTTCGGTAAGTGTGACGGTTGAGGATCCCGCAGTATTCCAGCTCGACCGCCGCCGTCTGCCCCCATGCAAACTCATAGCGCAAATAGGGCTTGCCGCCGAAATCGGCGATTGTGCACTTGTCAGGGAGCGGCGCATAGATCCCGGAGATCTCGCCGTACCGATCCCACACAGGGACGAGGAAAGCGGTGTTGTGGATGAGCAGGATGCTCGTCAGCCGCCTGTTAAACTGCTCCCAAGTCTGCATGGTATTCGGCGCAAGGCTCAATTTGTTCCTCAGCGCAGGCTTTGCGGTACCGCTGATCTCGATTTTGAGCTTGCCTACATGCGTGGCGATGACCTCGATCGCCGCCCGGATAAGCTCATTCTCGTAGATGCTCCCGCCCCGGCTTGTGAAATGCGGCGTGTATCCATCGAGGAGCCGCCATGCTCCATTGTCCCGCCCGGTCACCCTCGGGCGGTTGCCAAATATCGCAGAAAAAAGACCCATCTCATCACCCCGAATTTTTAAGCATGTCGCCGATCTCGCTCCACCATTTCTGCCTGCCGCAGATCGCATCGAGCAGGGCGGCGGTCAGGTCGATGTGCGCTGTCGGTCGCACCTTGACGAGGCGACCACGCCCCCGCTCCACGCTCATTTTGATGGCGCTGTCCAAAAGGTGCGCCTTGAAAAGATCATTGTCGCCGATGTGGATCCTGCCGTCCTTGAGCAGCCCCTCGGTCTCATTGATGATGCCGCTGAGGTTCTCGCCCTGATAGACCGGGTCGCACACCGCCCCCGCCCGCTCGAGATCCTGCACGAGATATGCGGCGGAGTATCGGTCGTACATAACCCGGAGCGGGAGGATCTGCAAATCGTTGATGAGGTGCATGATCCATTCAAAGCAATCGTGATAGTCGATGAAATTCTCACCGCTGGGCTCGATGAGCCCCCGCTCCTGATAAAGCGAATAGGGCAAGCCGTCCCGCTGTGATGCCTCGACCATCTTCTCACCCGGGAGCCAGCACTTGCCAAAGCAATAAAGCTCGCCCTCTTTTTCGATCACGCACACCGCCGCCGTCAGGTCGGTGGTCTGCGAGAGGTCGAGCCCGATGATGCAGTAGCTGTCCCGGAAATCCTCGATGTGCAGCTCCTCGCCGCAAGCCTTGTTGACGGTCGCCACCTCAAGCCAAGCCAAAGAGCTGTTTTGCTTGAGGCATCCATACTTGCAAAGCATTTCCCGCCGCTTTGAGAGCGACCCCTCCGCCACGGCGATCTCCTCGAGCATGTAATCGACCGACACCGACACCCCGAGATTAGGCAGGCTCTTGGGGAGTTTCGTGATGTCGTTCCATTCCTCTGGATCATCGAGCATATACAAAAGCGGCAGCAAGCGCTTTTCCTTGCTGTCGCCGAGGAGCATCCGGGTGCTCCGCTTCATGAGCTCGTCAAAGACAGAGTCGTTGACATAGCCTGCGGTCGTGCAGGAAAGGAGCCGCCCATCCGGGCGAGCGCCCATGCCTGAGCGCATGACCTCATATTGCTTGAGTCCGTTGTCGCCCTCCCATGCCGCCACCTCATCGGCGATGCACAGGCTCGGGTTAAATCCGTCCGACCTCTTTGCGGAAAAGGCGATCTTTTTGACCGTGCTGTTGGTGCCCGGGATGCTCAGGTCGGTCTGGCGGTGCCGGGCGTGACAGCTGTCATCGTGGATTTTCTTGTTGTGCTCGTCCCGCTCCGCCTTGAGCTCCTCCTCCGCCTGCCACTCCGGGTCGAGGGTGATCATCTGCCAAAGGTTGTTATAAACGATGTCCGCCTGATCCAGCTTTGGAGCGAGGCAATACACCCGGGCGCCGTAGCCCCCGGCGACACGAAACACATAATTGCCGATGAGGCTGGCGAGCAGGCTCTTGCCGTTTTTTCTGCCGATGAGGAGGAAGATCTCCCGAAACTGAGGGTTGCCCTTTTCGTCCTTGATGCCGAATATCGCCGAGACAAAAGCCTTTTGCCACAGCTCCAGCTTGATGCTCCCGGGAGCCAGCGCTCCCTCGACATGAAAGCCGTGCGCCTCCATCCAATCGCTAGCGGCATTG